CATAAAAAACAAATAAAAAGAATAAATTATGAACATTAAAGCAATTCAACCGATGTTTAGTGCTGTGGTAACAACAGCTGACACTTACGAAAATGATGTAATGGTAAATGGTATTATTGGTAGTACCTCAAAAACCCAAGGTGCTGTTAAAGAGATTCAGACTGTTGTAGCTACTGGTACTCATGTTAAAGATATATTCAAAGGGGACAAAGTATTTATAAACCCATCAAGATATGCTGTGCATAAGTTCTCAGAGAACAGCATTAAGAATGATATTGAGGGTATGTCAAATCAAATAGTTGGTTATAACATTCCTACTATTGAACTTGATGGTGTAAAACACTTCTACATACAAGATCGTGATATAGATTTCATAGTAACTGAATATGAAGAAGAGGTTGAGAAACCTAAGATTGTTGAGGTAGAGAAAGCAGAGCTGTTTGGTATCAATGATCCTAAATTGACAATCTAATGAATGTATTGGAGTTTGAGAATTACGAAGTAAGACCAACCCAAGAAGCATTTTTAATCAAACCAATAAGAGACTTGTACAATGAAGATAAGTCAAAGAATAAAGAGAAGTTTATGGCTTACCTATCTATTATTTACTTCATGGCTGATCCACGTTCATCATACAATTACATCACTGATGAGGAAACTAGGTTGGAAGTAATAATAGAACAAGAAGGTATTAAGAACTTTAAAATGACTGATAAGATTGCCAGAGCAATAGCAATATACAAAGAGCACACAACTACTACTTCATTGGAGTTATTGAAAGATGCGCGTACAGCTATTGATAAAGTAAGACAATTCTTACGTGATGTCAATCTTCATGAAACTGATGTACATGGTAAACCAGTCTATACAATATCTTCTATTACACAAGCTCTAAAACAAACGATGGTACTTGCTAAGGACTTAGCAGCAATTGAGAAAGTTGTTAGTGGTGAGATTGAAGAAAAAGGTAGAGCTAAGGGTGGTAATACTAAGACATTGTTTGATGATGGTATAACTTTATAGAACATGCATGATATAGATTTAAAAGATAAATCTCTCTACGAAATTCCTTTAAATCAATATCAATCAACATTCGAAGAACTGAACCTGTTATCTTATCCTGATGAGGTACAGGAACAGTTCTTTGATTATATAACAAATGTACCTATGATAAAGTACATGATTGGTAATGATAGAAAGAGAGCATGTGAGTTAGAGAGAGATGAAGAAGGAAAGATAATAGTAGATGTTACTAAACCTCATATACTAGAAGATATGGATTATTTCAGACCTGCTGCTAATCACTACAAGAAGCATGGCTGTTATACGCTTTTAAGACCAAATCCCAATCCTAATTCAGAATATGGTAAATGGATTAGGGAAGAGCTTAGACGCTGTTACAAGGGATATGTGAGAGAATCAGATGGTGAATGGGTACCTGGTACTATGTATTTCTTCATGAACTATTGTCCCATACAGCAGACTAAGTTTAAGAAGGGTAGTAAGAAAGGTGATCGTGTTATAGACTTCCCTGAGTTTTGGGAAGGTATATATTACAGGTATCATTACATGGATCAAGCTGAAAAAGGTGGCTATAATGGTTGTGAGATTAGTAGACGTGGATCTGGTAAATCGTTAACCACAGCAGCTATATTAGCGCGTAATTTTGTTTTGGGGTTGTTGGATAATGACAATAAAATAATTGAAAGGGTGAAGTCTATGGCAGTAGCTTACTCAAAAGAGTACTTAGTCAACGATGGTATTCTTACGAAGTTTCAAGCATACATAGACTTCTTAGCTCAGAATACGCAGTTCCCATCAAAGCGCATAACACAATCTATGCAGAATATGATGTGGAAAGCTGGTTATCTTGATCTTGATACACAGACTCAAAAAGGTACACTTAATGAATTATTCGGTGTATCAGTAAAAGATGATCCTGCAAAAGTGCGTGGTAAACGTTTGCATTACATAGTCATAGAAGAGTTTGGTTCATTTAGAAATGTATTAGAATTGTACAATATCATGATACCATCAATCAGGGAAGGTGACATAGCTTATGGGTTTTTATATGCTGTAGGTACAGCTGGTGATAAGGATTCAGACTTCCAAGGTGCTCAGGAGCTTGTATATAACCCACGAGGATATTTCATGAAGCCTTTAACTAATGTATGGGATTTTGAAGGTAGAGGTAGAAATGAGGTTACATACTTTTTTTCATCCTACATGTCAAGACTTAGTTGTTATGACAAAGATGGCAATTCTGATGTAACTAAGGCTCTCTTAGAGGTTCTTTCCAATAGGTATAGGGTAAAGTATAACTCAACTGATATAAACTCTATAACGAAAACTATTGCTGAGATGCCTATAACACCACAAGAGGCTATATTGCGTACAAGATCAAACTTCTTCCCTGTAACAGCCTTAAATGAGCGTATAGTACAATTGGATAACAATCCTAATGAGTTTGATGATGTATATACTGGTGAGCTATTCCTGAACTCTAAGAAAGAGGTAGAGTTCTTAATTAACCATGATACACCTATACGCGATTATCCACTTAAAGATAATACGAACAACAAAGGGTGTATAGAGATCTTTGAGATGCCTGAAAAGGATAAGAATGACAAAGTATATCAAGATAGGTATATCATAGGATATGACCCTGCTAATAACGATGATGCTAATTCAGTATCTCTTATTTCAATATTGGTACTTGATTTGTGGACTGATAGGCTGGTAGCTGAATATACAGGTAGACCTACATACGTTGATGATGGTCATGAGATAGCTAGATTGATGTCATTGTACTACAATGCTAAGATCTATTATGAGAATAACATTAAGGGATGCTTTGGTTATTTCCAGAAGCTACAGTGTCTACACCTACTAGCTGATGTACCTCAGTACCTAAAAGACAAACAGCTGATCAAGTACTCAACCTTTGGTAATGCGTCAAAAGGTATAGCTGCTACTAATCCTATTAATAACTTTGCTAATGATAGAATACGTGAGTGGCTGATTAGAGAAGTACCTTACACTAAAATGGAAGATGGTAAAGAGGTTGAAACAACAGTACCTAATCTTTCTTTTGTACGCAATAGGGCACTCCTAAAAGAATTAGCTCTTTATAATCCTGATATAAATGTGGATAGAGTTAGAGCATTAGGTATGGCTATGTTAGGTAGGGAAGAGAAAGTAATCCTTTATCAAGGTGACATTAAAGGCAGACAAGCTAAACGAAATACAACTACATTAGTTGATGATGGCTTTTTCAGCCGTAATTACGATGAACGAATAGCTAATGCAAATTGGGATATGATTACACAATAATAACAAAGGCACTTATAGTATTGACTATGGGTGTCTTTTTTTATTACCTTTGCAGAATTAAAATGAAATAAATATGCGCATATGAAGATTAATAATTTACCATCTCAAAAGTTGCCTTTTAAAAGGAAAACAAAAGAGTGGCGTAAGAAACACTTAGATTGGGCGACTGATAGATGTTTTGAGAATGATAGTACTGTACGAAAGTCTACTATCCACAAGAAGATTAATTATGATTTAGTTAATGGTAAGCTCTACATGAAAGACCTTATCAAGTATATTAATCCTAATCATATTAAATCTGATGATAATAAAATACCTGATATTATTCAACACTATCCAATCATCAATGCTAAATTGAATGTATTGCAAGGTGAAGAAAAAGGTAGGTTGTTTGACTATAAGGCAATAGTAACTAATCCTAATGCTGTATCTGAGATTGAACAAAACAAGAAAGCCATGTTGCTACAAAAGCTACAAGCTATCATAGAGTCTCAGGAGCTTGATGAAAATCAACAAGAACAGGCTATGATGGAGTTACAAAAGTTTGCTGTATATGAATGGCAAGATCTACGTGAGATTAGAGCTAATGCCCTTATTAATCATTATAGGAAAGAACAAAACTTCCCATTGATGTTTAATAAAGGTTTCTTGGATGCAATGATATGTGGTGAAGAAATATATCAGTGTGTTATTGAAGGTGGTGAGCCTAAGCTCAAAAAGATTAATCCACGTAAGATTAGGGTATACAGAAATGGTTTCAGTAATCGTATAGAAGATGCTGATATAATTATCATGGAAGATTATTGGTCTCCTGGTAAGATTATAGATACCTATCATGAGCAATTATCAGATAAGGATATTAGTTATATTGAGAATATAGCTAGTGGTAATACTGGTGATAGGGATGGTCTTATAGGTGATTATGATGAGCGTGATGGTTTTATCAAAGCATATGACCTTGATGATACTGTTGCTGATACTCTCCTTAAAACTGAATATAAGGATGATTTCAGTATGTCTCCTTATGATACTGAGGGTAATGTGCGTGTAGTACGCATGTACTGGAAATCAAAAAGAAAAATAAAGAAGATCAAAAGGTATGACTTACAGACTGGTCAACCTACATTTGAGCTATATGATGAAAACTATGTGATAGATGAATCACTAGGTGAAGAGGAAGAAATCTACTGGATCTCACAAGCATGGGAAGGTACTAAGATAGGTGCTGAGATATATATTAATATGAAACCATGTGTAGTGCAGTATAACAGGCTCTCTAATCCATCAGAATGTCATTTTGGTATAATAGGCTCAATCTATAATATAAACGATGAGAAGCCATTTTCTATGGTTGATATGATGAAGTCTTATTCATACATGTATGATGTAATACATGATAGGCTGAATAAACTATTGGCTAAGAATATGGGTAAGCTGATTAAGTTGGATTTGGCTAAGGTACCAGAAGGATGGTCAGTAGATAAATGGATGTACTTCATTAAGTCTAGTGGTATCATGGTAGAGAATAGCTTCAATGAAGGGCAATATGGGGCTGCTACTGGCGTTTTAGCTGGTGGGTTGAATAATAACACTACTGGCGTTGTAGACGCAGAATTAGGGCAATCTATACAGATGTACATACAATTCCTTGAATGGATTAAGAATGAGATGTCTGAGGTTGTAGGTATCAATAAGCAAAGAGAAGGTCAAGTTGGTAATAGGGAAACTGTTGGTGGTGTTGAAAGAGCTAACTTACAATCTTCGTATATTACTGAGTGGTTATTTGCTATACATGATGATGTTAAAAAGAGAGTGTTAGAATGTTTCTTGGAAACAGCTAAGATTGCTATGAAAGGTAAGAGTGAGAAATTCCAATACATATTACCTGACCATTCACAGCAAATCATTGAAATTGATGGTGACGATTTTGCTGATTGTGATTATGGTATTGTAGTTGATAATAGTAATGATCTCCAACTCTTGAATCAGAAGTTAGATATGCTAGCACAAGCTGCTTTGCAGAATCAATCTATATCATTCTCTGCTGCTATGAAGTTGTACAACTCAATGTCCATGGCTGAGAAGGAAAGAATGATTGAGCAATCAGAACAAGAAATGATGCAACGTCAACAACAGATGCAGGAGCAACAGAATCAAGCTCAACAGCAACAAGCTCAGATGCAAATGCAATTAGAACAAATGAAGATGCAACATGCAGATGCGTTGAATCAACGTGATAATGAAACAAAACTTATGATAGAACAAATGCGCCAACAAGGTAACGCTAATATGAAAACAGCTGAAATGGTAATGGCAGAAGCTATGGATCATAGTAGTGAAACTGAGGAAGCACGTCTAGAAGAAAACAAACGTCAATTTGATGAAAAGATGGAACTTGAAAAAGAGAAGTTTGTCTTTGACAAGGAGAAGTTTAAGAAAGAACTAGACGCAGAGTTATTAAAAATTAGAGAACAAGCAAAACGTAAAACACAAACTAGTAAATCATGAGTGTACATAAAATTAGAGCACACGTAATATCCAATATAGAACCGCAAGATAAAGAGGTTGTTTGGATTAAAAATAGTAAGATGTATCTCTTTGAAAAAGGTGAATGGGTATGTATATCAGGTGCAAGTATTACCGATTATGAATATAACGGTAAATCACTTACGCAAGCATTAGATGATATATATGGTCAATTGACAGAAACACCTTTGATTTTTACCATGTTATATTGTGAAACTGGTGATAATTTTGAACAAGGAGAATCAAAAACTATTAAGCTTAAATGGGAATAT